TTACTTCTTCGCCTCTGCAACCACTTTACTACCCACGCCGCGGTTATTGTATTCCCACATGCGGTTGTAGTTAGTGTCATTCAGATTGCGCTGTATTTCGTCGTTATCATCTACGCTGCCGGTATTACCCGCAAACGGACGATTAGAGATCACCGCATCGGCCCACGGTTTAGCCGTGTTAAAACCTTCGTTGATGGCGCTATCACGGATCACCACCTGACCGTTGGTATTGGCATCAACATCCAGCGAGCGGCCCAGTTGCGCCACACCATCACCGAAAGCATTGAAACGGCTGTTTACGGCGAGGAAACCGTAGTAAATGTTGGACAGCGTAGCCGGTGCAAACACATACGCTTCTTGCTGAGTACGTGAGTTCACCACGCGGAATTCGGTGTTATCGAACACCACTGCGCCGCGACCAGAAACGATATCCACATCCCCTTCAATGTAGCTGTTGGTCACCAGCGTACGCGGCTGACGATTCGTTTCCAGACGGTTCTGCACACCGCTGTTGGTGACAAAGAAGGTGTTCTGACGACCGAGAATGTTAACGTTGTTAATCTGTACCTGGTCACCATCAGTACGCAGTGCCACCGCCGGATGGTTACCTGCATCTACGCTATCGCCCAGCGTGTTTTCGATGGTCAGATTTTGCAGTTGCAGGCCATTGTTTTGTGACCAGAAGACCGCAGAGCAGAGAACACCGATACTGTCGCTGCGTTTGCTCTGGCAGCTATCGTACATATACCACGCTGGTTTACCTGGCATATATTTGCCGCGCGGGTTGACGTCGTGACGCCAGTCGGCAGGGCTCATGCCACCATCAAGGGAAAGCCCAATCTTCACATCAATCGGTTTTTCACCTGTACCGTACAGAGTAATTCCACCCGGAGCGGCAGGGACATATACCGTTCCCTGATACTCACCAGGCATCACGGCAATATACTGGCGCTTGTTGGTACGCTTGATAATTGCCGCATCTACCGCCGCCTGAATCGTGGTATGCGTTACACCTTGAGTGCCCGCCGGGCCGACAACAAAGTCAGGTTGCGCAGGCAGGGTAATCGGGGAAGGATTCCACGCTGCAGCACCTGGTGTCAGGGATGCAAAATAGTGTTGAGCATCGAAATTCTGCGCTTCTTTTGCCGACAGAATCGGGCGAGAAGAGGTACCAGGCGCGGTTTGATCAGAAGGACGTTGATCGGGCGGGGTTGAGCTACAGGCGGTCAGCGTCACGCCAAAAGCCAATGCCAGCGCCAGACGGGAAACTGAAAATGTGTTCACAGGTTGCTCCGGGCTATGAAATAGAAAAATGAATCCGTTGAAGCCTGCTTTTTTATACTAAGTTGGCATTATAAAAAAGCATTGCTTATCAATTTGTTGCAACGAACAGGTCACTATCAGTCAAAATAAAATCATTATTTGATTTCAATTTTGTCCCACTCCCTGCCTCTGTCATCACGATACTGTGATGCCATGGTGTCCGACTTATGCCCGAGAAGATGTTGAGCAAACTTATCGCTTATCTGCTTCTCATAGAGTCTTGCAGACAAACTGCGCAACTCGTGAAAGGTAGGCGGATCCCCTTCGAAGGAAAGACCTGATGCTTTTCGTGCGCGCATAAAATACCTTGATACTGTGCCGGATGAAAGCGGTTCGCGACGAGTAGATGCAATTATGGTTTCTCCGCCAAGAATCTCTTTGCATTTATCAAGTGTTTCCTTCATTGATATTCCGAGAGCATCAACATGCAATGCTGTTGGGATGGCAATTTTTACGCCTGTTTTGCTTTGCTCGACATAAAGATATCCATCTACGATATCAGACCACTTCATTTCGCATAAATCACCAACTCGTTGCCCGGTAACAACAGCCAGTTCCATTGCAAGTCTGAGCCAACATGGTGATGATTCTGCTGCTTGATAAATTTTCAGGTATTCGTCAGCCGTAAGTCTTGATCTCCTTACCTCTGATTTTGCTGCGCGAGTGGCAGCGACAGGGTTTGTTGTTATATGGCCTTCAGCTATTGCCTCTCGGAATGCATCGCTCAGTGTTGATCTGATTAACTTGGCTGACGCCGCCTTGCCCTCGTCTATGTATCCATTGAGCATTGCCGCAATTTCTTTTGTGGTGATGTCTTCAAGTGGAGCATCAGGCAGACCCCTCCTTATTGCTTTAATTTTGCTCATGTAATTTATGAGTGTCTTCTGCTTGATTCCTCTGCTGGCCAGGATTTTTTCGTAGCGATCAAGCCATGAATGTAACGTAACGGAATTATCACTGTTGATTCTCGCTGTCAGAGGCTTGTGTTTGTGTCCTGAAAATAACTCAATGTTGGCCTGTATAGCTTCAGTGATTGCGATTCGCCTGTCTCGGCCTAATCCAAACTCTTTACCCGTCCTTGGGTCCCTGTAGCAGTAATATCCATTGTTTCTTATATAAAGGTTAGGGGGTAAATCCCGGCGCTCATGACTTCGCCTTCTTCCCATTTCTGATCCTCTTCAAAAGGCTACCTGTTACTGGTCGATTTAAGTCAACCTTTACCGCTGATTCGTGGAACAGATATTCTCTTCCATCCTTAACCGGAGGAGGGAATATCCTGCATTCGCGCACCCATCGACGAACTGTTTCAAGGCTTCTTGGGCGTCGCTGGCGAGCGTTCCATTCCTGAAGTGTCAAGTACATCGCAAAGTCTCCGCAATTACACGCAAGAAAAAACCGCCATCAGGCGGCTTGGTGTTCTTTCAGTTCTTCAATTCGAATATTGGTTACGTCTGCATGTGCTATCTGCGCCCACAGCATCCAGTGGTCATAGCAGTCGCTGATGTTCTCGGCTTCGATAACTCTGTTGAATGGTTCTCCATTCCATTCACCTGTAACTCGGAAGTGCATTTATCATCGCCATAAAACAAAACTCGCCGTAGCGAGTTCAGATAAAAGAAAACCCGCACTCGGCGGGTTCGCATTCGTTCAAATTGCGTTTACTTCTTGGCGTTCTGTTCATCCATATCGATATACCATGGGTTGCTTCCCTTGGGCATGTTTAACGACTGCTCGCGATAGTATCTGATGCGCTCCATGAAATACTCGCGTGAGTGCTCAGGTTGCTCTCATGATACCTGCTCAGTGATAACAGGTATGTTAAGGCGCTCTCTGTACTCCATGCCTGATGCTGCAAGGTCAACGTTTACCTTGTTCTGTTTTTCTTTCGATTTCTCGGCGATGTTATGCCTGACATTGTCAACCCGCCTCCTTCTGAACATAACGGTTATAAATCAGTCCCTGAGGGCCATAAGGAAGCGGGATGTGCAACTCCTCTGGTTCAGAAACTATCCATTCCCCGGCCATCTCCGCTGGAGAGGTAATGATAAGTTGTTTGCTAATAAAAGGACCACTCCTCTCAACAACAAGCTTACCATCTTCATTAATAAAAGCTTGGATGTCAGGTGTGCTTCCACACTTGGTGATGCAGCGTTTGAACATTTTGTGTCCCCCCATTTTATGGACGGGGTAATTATAACACATTGAAATATAGTAATATTTGACGTAGATTTCTTTTGATCTATAAGCGATTTTTTAATGCTTTTAAGTTATAAATACTTGTTATCATCACCCATCTTGCTGCGGTGCTACTATTGAAAAGTACTCACACCCTTTAGCCCAAATAGTTTTGATAGTTGTCCAACTGACTGGAACCTTGATTTCGATTCTTCCGCTGCCGTCACAAGTTTCGCAATCATCATCACCAAAGCATTCCGGGCAGCTTATAAACGTAGTTTCTGAAAATTCACCGGATAGCACACCCTTAGCGCCGTTCTCAGCGGTTAGTTTCTTCGGCACTATAACCCAACCATCCGGAGTTACCGGAGAGTTGCCATTTATATCGAAGTTTGGCTCTGCGTCCTGAACCAGGAGGATGTAACCATTCTTGGCAGTATCAAGTTCTAACGCCTCGGTGACGGTACCGAAATAGCGATTACCTAAATCCGCATCACAAGTGCTTACATCAATGGAAACCTCCATGCCTTCGATTAATTCTGGCAAGTTGTAAGTTTGGCTTACAGGTTCTGCTCCCAGTGATGCCAGTGCAATTCGTGCCAGTTCCATTTGTTCGCCACGAGTAAGCCCGTTTTCAAGCGGATTTTTAATGAACAATTCAATACGTTCTTTGGTAATAGTGGTTATTTGTTAGTCCTTAAACTGCTAGTTGCAATTGCATTTCAAAGCGGTCGCGTTGTTCACAATACGCAAGAGAACCAGGGCTATTGTGTGCCTCAATCCGTTCTACCATTAATGCTGCGCGTGTCTCTTTACTTGCAGGTGCATAAGCCCCAGACCAGGCTTTATCAATACCGATGTTTCGAGCGACGTTCGTACTATCTGCGCTGGCTAAGGGTAATTTTGTGAATATCAGCGGATTTAACATGCGCAATCCATGTAGTTTCGTAACCGGCTGACCATGCCCATCAACAATGTGACGAATCAGGTCTTTCATTCTGGCTACCGCAAGAGTTGGGCGCTTTACGTCATAGTCGCCACAACTACCTATAGCCACTCGCGGAAACTCATTGCACAAATGAATAAATCGCTCGTCACTTTCATTCATGTGCCACACTGGAACGCCAGCTAGTTTTCCGTGAGGCCACTCATTCAGAAGCGCATCATTTTCCTCCTCTCCGCCATCAATAACATCCGGGATAATGGCAAAATCGAATCCTGGGTGATTCTTCCAGCGAGCAACAAACTCGTAGTAATCGCTCCAGTCGATTTTGTTTTTGCCAGCTGCTTTCCAGGCGGTGAATGCACCGTTGTCCAGCGCGAACGACTGACAGTATTCAGCCGCGAGATTGATCTGGCCTGAATGCGCAAAACTGATAAACGCATGTCGCCCTTTCCATGCTCTCATTGCGCACGTATCAGGAGTAATAGGCCCACCGTGGTAGTGAATCATCTCACTCTCCTTTGATGCGAATGCCAGTAGCGCGGATTGCATCGATGACTTCAGAAACTTTGTATGCCATTACCGTTTGGTAATCATCGTGAAAATCTGTTCGATGAAGCATGCTGCTACGTTCCGGGAGCAGTATTTCCCGCGCTTCCAGTTCTGCAATGCGCTTTTTTGCTGCTTCCAGTTCATCCAGTAATTCCAGCACGGTAGCCGGATTAGCCTTGGCAACAAAATCCCGGACTGGCTTACAATCAATCTCCGCAATGGGTTGATACGATGTGTAGCCATGCTGTCTTGTATAACTACCGTGACGAATAACGAAAAAATCACCATTTATTTTTTTAGCCTGCCACTTATCTTCACCGGCTTTCTCTGCCGCTTCACGCAGTGCCTGAGAGTTAATTTCGCTCACTTCGAACCTCTCTGTTTACTGATAAGCTCCAGATCCTCCTGGCAACTTGCACAAGTCCGACAACCCTGAACGACCAGGCGTCTTCGTTCATCTATGGGATCGCCACACTCACAACAATGAGTGGCGGATATAGTCTGGTAGTTCAGACGACGCATTTTTATTGCTGTATTGCGCTGTAATTCTTCAATTTCTGATGCTGAATCAATGATGTCCGCCATCTTTCATTAATCCCTGAATTGTTGGTTAATACGCTTGAGGGTAAATGCGAATAATAAAAAAGGAGCCTGTAGCTCCCTGATGATTTTGCTTTTCATGTTCACCGTTCCTTAAAGACGCCGTTCAACATGCCGATCGCCAGGCTTAAATGAGTCGGTGTGAATCCCATCAGCGTTACCGTTTCGCGGTGCTTCTTCAGTACGCTACGGCAAATGTCATCGACGTTTTTATCCGGAAACTGCTGTCTGGCTTTTTTGATTTCAGAATTAGCCTGACGGGCAATACTGCGAAGGGCGTTTTCCTGCTGAGGTGTCATTGAACAAGTCCCATGTCGGCAAGCATAAGCACACAGAATATGAAGCCCGCTGCCAGAAAAATGCATTCAGTGGTTGTCATACCTGGTCTCTCTCATCTGCTTCTGCTTTCGCCACCATCATTTCCAGCTTTTGTGAAAGGGATGTGGCTAACGTATGAAATTCTTCGTCTGTTTCTACTGGTATTGGCACAAACCTGACTCCAATTTGAGCAAGGCTATGTGCCATCTCAATACTCGTTCTTAACTCAACAGGAGATGCTTTGTGCATACCGTCTCCCGTTTATTATTTATCTTCTCAGCCAGCCGCTGTGCTTTCAGTGGATTTCTGATAACAGAAAGGCCGGGAAATACCCAGCCTCGCTTTGTAACGGAGTAGACGAAAGTGATCGCGCCTACCCGGATATTATCGTGAGGATGCGTCATCGCCATTGCTCCCCAAATACAAAACCAATTTCAGCCAGTGCCTCGTCCATTTTTTCGATGAACTCCGGCACCATCTCGTCAAAACTCGCCATGTACTTTTCATTCCGCTCAATCACGACATAATGCAGGCCTTCACGCTTCATGCGCGGGTCATAGTTGGCAAAGTACCAGGCATCTTTTCGCGTCACCCACATGCTGTACTGCACCTGGGCCATGTAAGCCGACTTTATGGCCTCGAAACCACCGAGCCGGAACTTCATGAAATCCCGGGAGGTAAACGGGCATTTCAGCTCAAGGCCGTTGCCGTCACTGCATAAACCATCGGGAGAGCAGGCGGTGCGCATACTTTCGTCGCGATAGATGATCGGGGATTCAGTAACATTCACGCCGGAAGTAAACTCAAACAGGGCTCTGGCGTCATTCTCGTACTGTTTTCCCCAGGCCAGCGCCTTAGCGTTAACTTCCGGAGCCACACCGGTGCAAATCTCAGCCAGCAGGGTGTGAAAGTAGGACATTTTCATGTCAGGCCACTTTTTACCGGAGCGGGGTTTTGCTATCACATTGTGAACTTCTGAAGCCGTGATGACGCCGAGTCGTAATTTGTTCCACGCATCATCTCCCTGTTCGACAGCTCTCACGTCGATCCCGGTACGCTGCAGGATAATGTCCGGTGTCATGCAGCCACCTTCTGCTCAGAGGCTTTCTGTTTCAGGAATCCAAGAGCTTTCACTGCTTCGGCCTGTGTCAGTTCTGACGATGCGCGAATGTCGCGGCGAAATATCTGGGAACAGAGCGGCAATAAGTCGTCATCCCATGTTTTATCCAGGGCAATCAGCAGAGTGTTAATCTCCTGCATGGTTTCATCGTTAACCGGAGTGATGTCGCGTTCCGGCTGACGTTCTGCAGTGTATGCGGTATTTTCGACAATGCGCTCGGCTTCATCCTTGTCATAGATACCAGCAAATCCGAAGGCCAGACGGGCACACTGAATCATGGCTTTATGACGTAACATCCGTTTGGGATGCGACTGCCACGGCCCCGTGATTTCTCTGCCTTCGCGGGTTTTGAATGGTTCGCGGCGGCATTCATCCATCCATTCGGTAACGCAGATCGGATGATTACGGTCCTTGCGGTAAATCCGGCATGTACAGGATTCATTGTCCTGCTCAAAGTCCATGCCATCAAACTGCTGGTTTTCATTGATGATGCGGGACCAGCCATCAACGCCCACCACCGGAACGATGCCGTTCTGCTTATCAGGGAAGGCGTAAATTTCTTTCGTCCACGGATTAAGGCCGTACTGGTTGGCGACGATCAACAATGCGATGAACTGCGCATCGCTGGCATCACCTTTAAATGCCGTCTGGCGAAGAGTGGTGATCAGTTCCTGTGGGTCGACAGAATCCATGCCGACACGTTCAGCCAGCTTCCCTGCCAGCGTTGCGAGTGCTGTACTCATCCGTTTTATACCTCTGAATCAATATCAACCTGGTGGTGAGCAATGGTTTCAACCATGTACTGGATGTGTTCTGCCATGCGCTCCTGAAACTCAACATCGTCATCAAACGCACGGGTAATGGCTTTTTTGCTGGCCCCGTGGCGTTGCAAATGATCGATGCATAGCGATTCAAACAGGTGCTGGGGCAGGCCTTTTTCCATGTCGTCTGCCAGTTCTGCCTCTTTCTCTTCACGGGCGATCTGCTGGTAGTGACGCGCCCAGCTCTGAGCCTCAAGACGATCCTGAATGTAATAAGCGTTCATGGCTGACCTCCTGAAAATGGCTGTGAAAATATCGCCCGCGAAATGCCAGGCTGATTAGGAAAACAGGAAAGGGGATTAGTGATTCAGGCCGTTACCGCGTCCGTCGAGAAAAACTTCCACGAGCAAATCACGGGTATAAGTGCGCTCGATGCCGCGATGCAGATAAAGCCGTCCGCGTAAATTAGCTGATGCAGTCCAGGTACCATCTTTGTGTTTGACCAGCATTCCTGGCATGACCGCACCTCGATTAACGGTCTGCGTTCCATAATGTTGATGAACCATAAAAACTCCTGCCCGTAAGCTGGGCTGCTGAACATATAGAGACTTCTGCGCGTATTCAGGCGGTGGATGGCCGCCGGTTGTCATAACTAAGCCGCCTCGTTGAAGCGACTAAGGTATGAAATGTTGAGTTAATTTCAGCTGGTCACACCGACGTTCACGCGTCCGTTTCACCCCTCGCACTCCCCGAAGCCTGCTGAAATTCAAACTGCGGATCTAAGCGGTCATCGCAACGGTGAATCAGGTAGTTGCCGTATCGTTGTGTTGTTGCGATGAACTTATTTAAAACTATAGTTGTTTTATCGTCAACAACAAAAGTTGTTTTATTGGTTGTTTTAGATATAACTGGTTGTATTTAGGATGGATTTATTTTGTGACTTGAATCGCATAGCGATAACTGAAGCGAGGTTATGGTGGTTTTTTTAACGGTGTGTGTGTGATGAGGGGAGGGCAAAAGAAAACCCGGCACGGTGACCGGGATTCTTACGCCGTTAGGTAAAGATATTATTGCGGTGGCTTAATATTACTACCTAGAGCAAAGATAGGAATTAGTTCTTTACTGAATGAGCACAATGCCCAGTTGATAATTTTTAATTGGTACTACCCATGCTTCCTATATGTCTGCGGCATGCTCCCAATAACCTTACCGAAGATGAACACCCGGTTCATCTCGTCTTTCTCGATCGGGTCCCACGGTGAGTAGCTTTTGTTATCAGAGATGACCAGCAGCTTATCCTTCATCATTTGCAGGCGCTTTACATGGGCTGTGTCGTCGTACAGAAACGCATAGATACCATCACCGTCGAAAGATTTAACTGTGATATCAACGAACAGCAGATCACCTGGTTCGATCGTTCCTGACATGCTGTCACCACGCACGTTAATGATGCGGATATTTTCCGCCTTCCTACCATCGAACATGTGACGAGCATCGTCAAACGAGTACTCAACCGAGCGTAGAACTTCTACAAACTCACGGTTGATGACTCCCGGCCCAGCACTGACTTCTATATCAAGAACGTCAATCTTGAAGTATTTGGAATGGCTGACAGTTGATTGTATTGGTTGCACTGTACTGTCTGACATATTTCCAACGCCAGAAGATAACCATTCTGCGCGCACACCCAAAGCGTTCGCGATCTCCACGATTTTAGTTGTTTGATTAGCTTTCCCTGTTTCGATTTTCTGAATAGCAGCCTGGCTAACCCCGACCAAATCCCCAAGCGCCTTTTGTGTAAGGCCTCGCGCTAATCTGGCTTCTTTAAGTCTTTCTGAGAGTGTTGTTTTCATAGTCCAAATGTACAACCAAGGTTTTATCCCATCAAACGAAAATGGTTGTTGACTAAAAACAACCATAGTTTTAATCTTGATTCAAATTAACCACGGAGGTTGTTATGAACCCAGCTATCAAAACAGCGATCAATATCGTTGGTTCACAAAAGAAACTGGGCGCTGCTTGCGAAGTTTCACAGCAGGCCGTCTATAAGTGGCTTCACAACAAAGCAAAGGTATCCCCTGAACATGTCGGCAGCATTGTTACGGCTACTGGTGGAGTAGTGAAGGCATACCAGATTCGCCCGGATCTTCCGAAGTTGTTTCCACACACCGAAAAGAACGCAGCTTAAATTTCCATTTCACGCTCTTTAACAATAAGCAATCAACTTAACAGTCAATTCAAACTAAAGGAGTCAATTATGCAACCACTTACATACCAACAGACTAGCGGATTTAGCCCGACTGCGGTGATAAATCGTTCTCAAACAAAACAGGTGCCAGGCCACGAAAAAATCCGTGATGCCGTCCGCGCCTGGTCGGCTGTAGATAATCAGGATGTCGTTGCCACACTCATTGTGAATGAGTATCGGGAGCAGGGCGGCGGCACCATCGATTTCCCTGATGATGTCAGCCGTGCACGCCAGAAGCTGTTCCGCTTCCTCGATAACAAATTCGATTCTGAAAAATACCGAAATAACGTGCGTGAACTGACCCCGGCAATTCTGGCGGTACTACCGCTGGAATATCGCGGTTACCTGGTTGAGCAGGATAGCTTCATGGCTAGGTTGGCTGAAATGGAAAAGGAACTCAGTGAGGCAAAACAGGCTGTCATTCTCAACGCACCACGCCACCAGAAACTGAAGGAAATTAGTGAAGGTATTGTGTCGATGTTTCGTGTGGACCCAGATCTGGCTGGTCCATTGATGGCGATGGTTACTACCATGCTGGGGGCGATATGACAGGTTCAGAAATGGCGAAAGCCGGTCTGCTGGAACAGAACCGACTTTCAGGTGCAAATCGTAACACACTCATTGCGGGAGGAATTATGGCAAACACTGCTGAGATATTCAATTTTCCAGTGCCGGATGCGGCACAAAAGGAGCCGCGCGTGGCAGATCTCGATGATGGTTATACGCGCATTGCAAATGAGTTGCTGGAAGCTGTGATGCTGGCCGGATTAACACAGCACCAGCTTCTGGTCTTTCTGGCTGTCATGCGCAAAACATATGGCTTTAATAAAAAACTGGATTGGGTTAGCAACGAGCAACTTTCCGAATTAACCGGGATATTGCCGCACAAGTGTTCTGCTGCAAAAAGTGTTCTGGTAAAGCGTGGGATTTTTATTCAGAGCGGGCGGAATACCGGCATTAATAATGTGGTCAGTGAATGGTCAACATTACCCGAATCAGGTAAGAAAAATAAAGTTTACCTGAAAGAGGTAAATTTACCTGAATCAGGTAAAAAAAGTTTACCCACATCAGGTAAAGGCGTTTACCCGAATCAGGTAAACACAAAAGACAAACTAACAAAAGACAATATAAAACCTTTTTCGTCCGAGAATTCTGGCGAATCCTCTGACCAACCAGAAAACGATCTTCCTGTGGTGAAACCGGATGCTGCAATTCAGAGCGGCAGCAAGTGGGGGACAGCAGAAGACCTGACCGCCGCAGAGTGGATGTTTGACATGGTGAAGACCATCGCGCCATCAGCCAGAAAACCGAATTTTGCAGGGTGGGCTAACGATATCCGCCTGATGCGTGAACGTGACGGACGTAACCACCGCGACATGTGTGTGCTGTTCCGCTGGGCATGCCAGGACAACTTCTGGTCCGGTAACGTGCTAAGTCCGGCCAAACTCCGCGACAAGTGGACCCAGCTCGAAATCAACCGAAACAAGCAACAGGCTGGCGTGATAGCCGGCAAACCAAAACTCGACCTGACGAACACTGACTGGATTTACGGGGTGGAGCTATGAAAAACATCGCCGCACAGATGGTTAACTTTGACTGTGAGCAGATGCGCCGGATCGCCAACAACATGCCGGAACAGTACGACGAAAAGCCACAGGTACAGCAGGTAGCGCAGATCATCAACGGTGTGTTCAGCCAGTTACTGGCAACTTTCCCGGCGAGCCTGGCTAACCGTGACCAGAATGAACTGAACGAAATCCGCCGCCAGTGGGTTCTGGCTTTCCGGGAAAACGGGATCACCACAATGGAACAGGTTAACGCTGGAATGCGCGTAGCCCGTCGGCAGAATCGACCATTCCTGCCATCACCCGGGCAGTTTGTCGCCTGGTGCCGGGAAGAAGCATCTGTTAACGCCGGGCTGCCAAACGTCAGCGAGCTGGTTGATATGGTTTACGAGTATTGCCGGAAGCGTGGCCTGTATCCGGATGCAGAGTCTTATCCGTGGAAATCGAACGCGCATTACTGGTTGGTTACCAACTTGTACCAGAACATGCGGGCCAATGCGCTGACTGACGCGGAATTACGGCGCAAGGCTGCCGATGAACTGACCTGTATGACAGCGCGAATTAACCGTGGTGAGACGATACCTGAACCAGTAAAACAACTTCCTGTTATGGGCGGTAGACCTCTAAATCGTGCACAGGCTCTGGCGAAGATCGCAGAAATCAAAGCTAAGTTTGGGCTGAAAGGAGCAAGGGTATGACGGGCAAAGAGGCAATTATTCATTACCTGGGGACTCATAAGAAATTCTGTGCGCAGGACGTTGCCGCGGTAACAGGCGCAACGGTAACCAGCATAAATCAGGCTGCGGCTAAAATGGCGCGGGCAGGAATCCTGGTCGTTGATGGTAAGGTCTGGCGAACGGTGTATTATCGGTTCGCTACCAGAGAAGAATGGGAAGGAAAGGTGAGCACGAATTTGATTTTTAAGGAGTGTCGCCAGAGTGCCGCGATGAAACGGGTATTGAGGGTATATAAAAGAACATCAATGGGTACACAATGATGAAACAGGTGAGTTGAGTTCAAACTGTAGTACAATTCTCTCCAGTTTGAACAGGAAAGAATATGCTATGAATCCTTATATTTATCTTGGTGGTGCAATACTTGCAGAGGTCATTGGTACAACCTTAATGAAGTTTTCAGAAGGTTTTACACGGTTATGGCCATCTGTTGGTACAATTATTTGTTATTGTGCATCATTCTGGTTATTAGCTCAGACGCTGGCTTATATTCCTACAGGGATTGCTTATGCTATCTGGTCAGGAGTCGGTATTGTCCTGATTAGCTTACTATCATGGGGATTTTTCGGCCAACGGTTGGACCTGCCAGCCATTATAGGCATGATGTTGATTTGTGCCGGTGTGTTGGTTATTAATTTATTGTCACGAAGCACACCACATTAAAAATAATTTGTTTTTAAACGACTAAAATATGGAGGTTCGTATATTTATATGGGCCTCGTTTTATGCTTTTTGTTAATGTCTTTAGTTTTTATTCATTCTTTTGTGCTTTCAGGATTATGGTGTAAGAAAATTGCAATACGATTATTGTTGTATATTTAAGATAATGTGACCTTAATTGTCTTTTTAAATAAAAATTAAACAAAAATCATATCTCACCACTAAGGTTTATAAAAGCATACTTTAGCAGGTGTCACCATGAAAAAAGCCATAGCATATATGCGATTTTCATCACCAGGTCAGATGTCTGGTGATTCATTAAACCGCCAGAGAAGGCTTATTACTGAATGGCTAAAGGTAAATAGTGATTATTACCTTGATACCGTAACGTATGAAGATTTGGGGTTAAGCGCATTCAATGGAAAGCATGCACAATCAGGAGCTTTTTCGGAATTTTTAGATGCTATAGAACATGGTTATATATTGCCAGGGACTACATTGTTAGTTGAAAGTCTGGACAGACTTTCAAGAGAAAAAGTCGGTGAAGCGATTGAGCGTCTGAAATTGATTTTGAATCACGGTATTGATGTTATAACTCTTTGCGATAATACAGTCTATAATATTGACTCATTGAATGAGCCATATTCATTAATAAAAGCCATACTTATAGCACAAAGGGCAAATGAAGAAAGCGAGATAAAGTCAAGTCGGGTTAAATTATCATGGAAGAAAAAACGGCAGGATGCACTGGAGTCAGGCACGATTATGACGGCGTCTTGTCCGAGATGGCTCTCATTGGATGACAAAAGAACGGCTTTTGTTCCAGACCCCGACAGGGTGAAAACTATTGAGCTAATTTTTAAACTCAGGATGGAAAGGCGCTCATTGAATGCAATAGCCAAGTATTTAAATGATCATGCTGTAAAGAATTTCTCAGGAAAAGAAAGTGCATGGGGACCTTCTGTAATTGAAAAATTATTAGCGAATAAAGCTCTGATAGGTATATGCGTACCTTCATATCGTGCAAGAGGTAAAGGAATAAGTGAAATCGCTGGCTATTATCCCAGAGTCATATCAGATGATTTGTTTTACGCTGTGCAGGAAATTCGGTTGGCACCTTTTGGTATTAGCAATAGTAGCAAAAATCCTATGTTGATAAATCTACTTCGAACAGTTATGAAGTGCGAGGCTTGTGGTAATACCATGATTGTTCATGCGGTATCTGGAAGTTTGCATGGCTATTATGTTTGTCCGATGAGAAGACTGCATCGATGTGACAGGCCATCAATAAAGAGAGATTTGGTTGATTATAATATCATTAATGAGTTGCTTTTTAATTGTAGTAAAATCCAACCAGTTGAAAACAAGAAAGATGCTAATGAAACTTTAGAGTTGAAAATTATTGAGCTCCAGATGAAAATTAATAATTTAATTGCTGCATTATCTGTTGCGCCTGAAGTTACCGCTATAGCAGAAAAAATCAGAGTATTAGATAAGGAATTACGAAGGGCTTCTGTATCATTAAAAACTTTGAAGAGTAAAGCGGTGAGTTCACTTGGTGATTTTCATGCTATTGACTTAACCAGTAAAAATGGGCGAGAGCTATGTCGTACACTTGCCTATAAAACATTCGAAAAAATCATAATCAATACAGATAATAAAACCTGTGATATCTATTTTATGAATGGCATTGTTTTTAAACACTATCCTTTAATGAAAACAATATCCGCCCAGCAGGCGATAAGTACTCTCAAATATATGGTTGATGGTGAGGTTTATTTTTGAGTAATAATCACTTTTTCAACCGTGCTATAGTAAGAAAGTTAGGTAAGTACAATAAAATTATCTATCCTGAACGAAGCGTCCTGAGCTATGGTTTTACTATAGGGACTGCCAATGGATGCTGGCGTTCTCGTTCTAGCAGTTCAACAATACCCAATCACAAAACAATTCACTGATAACAAACTTTGTGCACGTGCTTGGTTATGGCGAGCAGGTGATGTGATGTTAACTGCCTGCCAGAACGTTACTCCACTACTTCAGGTTGCGGAGCACCGCGAAGCCGGCCGCTTTACTTCTATCGAGCATGAATATCCCCAGATACTCAACAGAGCGCGAGCAATCCTCGCCAGATAAACGGCACATGTAAAATTCCAGCCGTGGCTGGATGATAAGTGGAGTCGAGTGTTACCATATTTCCGTCAGAATCTGTTCCAATAAAGTCACTAGTTAGAAATACTGCCAGCATTCTACGATGACGGAAGTGCTGGCATTTTTTGGGTAATATGCGAGTCCATTTCATAAAATACGGGTGCTGTAAACTGGACGATATAATCTAAAATATACCATTACCAGTAGCCTTCAAATCGCTATGTGCCGATACGGATAAAATTATATTGATTGTGCACATACCTTATTGGATATTACTGAGGGGTATTTATATAAGGTGTAACGATGATGTGGAACTTTGACAGTGCCGACTTAAGTGCAATAGCAGCAGGTATTTCTGCGTTTGGCACATTAGCCGCAGCGGGGTCGGCGCTTGCAAGTTGGTACACGTCAAAAAAAGCGCTGCAGCTACAAAATAGAGTTTACCTTTATGAGTCTTTAAAGGCTTGCGCTGAGAGAGCCAATTCATCAGCTAAAGATAAGCGCGGATCTGAATGGAGCGTTAATGATGCAGCGGATATCATCAGGTGCCTAGTACGGGCGATGGAGATCATCAAGCAGGATAGCCAGCAGAAAGAAGGTAATCAGGCATTAATGTTGAAACAGTACTTTGTTAATCTGCTAATAATGGAACTGTACGAGGAAGTTCATAACGGTGATGCGGCTGATTCTGTTTTTAAAAGTACGGAACCTACACAAGTACTTGATAACTTATGGAGCAAATGGCAGGAGGCTATAGCTTTTTTTGATATTTGGAATTACCCAGTTGCGACTGAGGAAGACTTGGCAGACTAATTTTCAGCACATTTGATTTCCAATAATCACCCAGCCATAATCATGCCATTGGAGCCTGAACAACTCCGGTGACTTCTGCGCTAAACGGGGACGTTTATGCGCACATACAAACCAACCTATCTTCTCCATTCACAGATGCAGAAATGCACCTGCGATATATTGTATCCAGCGTTTGACCTCTGCGGAGGTGAAGCGTGAATCTCCCACAAGATGGCATCAAATTACATCGCGGTAACTTCACCGCTATCGGTCGGCAGATCCAGCCTTATCTGGAGGAGGGCAAATGCTTTCGCATGGTGCTTAAACCGTGGCGTGAGAAACGCAGTCTTTCCCAGAATGCACTCAGCCACATGTGGTACAGCGAAATCAGTGAATACCTCATCAGCAGGGGTAAAACGTTCGCTACTCCAGCTTGGGCAAAAGATGCTCTCAAACACACATATCTCGGTTATGAAACCAAAGACCTGGTTGATGTCGTAACCGGTGATATCACCACTATCCAGTCGTTACGCCATACCTCCGATCTTGATACCGGAGAGATGTATGTCTTCCTGTGTAAGGTTGAAGCCTGGGCGGTGAATATTGGCTGCCACCTGACTATTCCGCAGAGCTGCGAGTTCCAGCTGCTCCGCGACAAGCAGGAGGCGTAATGGCTACACTGAACCGCCCCGGGTTTCCTGGAGAGTGTTTTATCTGTGAATTCAGGCTGCCAGATCATCGTTTCCGATGGAAGCATAATAAGCTTTTTCTGCTTCTGCCGGTGGGATATGGCCCAGCCTTTCCAGCAATCGTCGATTGTTATACCAGTCCACCCACGTGAGTGTGGCCAGCTCCACTTCTGTCCGGTTTTTCCAGCTCTTACGGTGTATTACCTCCGCTTTGTAAAGACCATTGATGCTCTCCGCCATCGCGTTGTCATACGAGTCGCCTGTACTTCCTGTTGATGC